GCTGGAGTCTTAAAACATTAGAGTGGGACCATCTCTTTAATTATGGAGAAGGCAACAGCATAGACTTTTCAAAGCTTGAAGGTATCGTTGGTATTTTTGGAAAGAACTTTTCTGGTAAATCATCGATTGTTGATTCTTTGCTTTATTCGATGTACAACTCTACGTCTAAGTCGATCAGAAAGAATCTTAACATAATTAACCAGAACAAGGACAAGTGTGTTGCTAGGGCGACTATCGACATAGATGACACATCATATGTTGTCGAGAGAGTTTCAGAAAAATATGTAAAGAAGCTCAAGGGAGAAGAGACACTAGAAGCAAAAACTGATCTAGAGTTTAATTCTGTTGATCTGTTGGGCAACAATACAAGCCTAAACGGAACCTCAAGACAAGACACAGACAGGAATATCAGAAAGTATTTTGGTTCTATTGATGACTTTCTGTTGACATCTATGGCCAGTCAGATGGGATCTCTTAATTTTGTCAATGAGGGTTCAACAAAAAGAAAAGAGATTCTGGCAAAGTTCTTGGATTTAGAGATTTTTGACAAGAAGTTTAGGATGGCCAAAGAAGATAGTGCTTTAACAAAAGGTGCACTAAAGAAACTTGAAAACATAGATTATGACTCTCTTATTGAAGAGGCAAAGAAAAAGATCATAGAGAGTGAGATAGCTATCGTAAGAAACAAAGCTATTTGCGAAACACTTCAAGAGGATATGTCTGATCTTACAAAAGAAATTAGCTCTATTCAGGAAAAGATCGATTCTGTCCCTGCAGAGATAATTGATATCACAAGCTTAAAGAAAGATATCAAGAAGCAAAAAGGCAAGTCAGAGTCCTTGTTGGCCAAGAGAGAAGAACTTGAAAACGTCTTAGAAGAGAAGCAAGGCCTCTATACAAAGATCGAAACATTCCTTGATGATTTTAATATTGATGAATGCTTAGAGCAAAAGAAGACTTTCGACGAGAAAGATTCAGCATTAGCGTCCTTTATCTCAGACTTAAAGAAAGAGTCGGATAAGATGGACGAGTTTAGAAACAAGGAAAGGCTTTTGCAGGAAGTTCCTTGTGGCTCTGAGTATTCTCATTGTAAGTTTATTAAGGATGCATACGAATCAATAAACTTGATCGACATCTCTGAAGGCAGAATCTCGGAACTGTCCCGAAACATACGAGAAGTAGGAGAAGAAATTCAGGGCATCAACTATAAAAAGGTAGAAGACTATATTCTAAAATATGATCAGCTTCTAGAGAAAAAGAACTCAACGGCTAACGACATGGCCGAAGCACAGGTCGATCTGGCGAAAACTAAAACTTCAATCCTTAGAACAAACCTTGCTCTTAAGGAGCTTTTAGAAAAGGAAGAAGAGTATGAAAACAACAGAGAGGCAATTGAAAACTTAGAATCTTTGATGGAAAACAGATCAGAGCTTAAAAAGCTTTTCAAGAACAAAGAAAAGGAATACAAAGAATGTCATGAGGATATGCTTAACTTCCACAAGTCTCATGGATCTTACGAAGAAAGGCTAAAGTCGCTAGGAGAACAAAAGGAAGAGTATGATACGCTTGCAACAGATTTTGCAGCGTACGATTTATTGATGACATGCAGTCACCCTAACGGCATCTCTTATGATATTATAAAAGAGCGGCTACCAATCATCAATCAAGAGATTGCAAAGATCCTAACAAACATAGTGGAGTTTGAAATCTTTATCCAAAACGATGATAAGAAGTTGGATATTTTTATTAAGCACCCAAAGCATGATCCTCGACCCCTGGAGATGGGCTCAGGCGCAGAAAAGACAATTGCATCTATGGCAATTCGCCTAGCTTTCTTAACAGTGTCGAGTTTACCAAAGTCGGACCTATTTATACTAGATGAGCCAGGTACCGCTCTAGATGAGGAAAACATGGAAGGATTTGTGAGGATCCTAGATATGGTCAAGGGATACTTTAAAACAGTGCTTCTTATTTCTCACTTGGATACTCTCAAAGATTGTGTAGATATGCAGATAAGCATCGAGAGAAAAGACGGCTATGCTCATGTAAACATATAGGAGGACGTATGGTGGCAGAGATAAAGTCATTTGCAGACAAATACACAGAAAAGTTTATATCTAGAAAGTTTCTAGCATGGTTGACAGCTACAGGTTTGTGTGCCTGGGGAACCGTTACAAGCGATAACTGGACAGCAATTACGCTTGCATATATTGGGACACAAGCACTTGTCGATATGGCAGTAAAGTGGAAGCATGGGCCAGACAATGATTAGTTTGCTAAAACTGAAAGAAGCCTGGATTTGGCTCAAGGCTCACTGGCAAGTACCGTTTTTATTGGCATGGACAATCGTAGTTTGGGTGCTAACACGCAGGAACTCTGATGCTATCATAGAAGTTTTAGAGGCAAAGAAAAAGTCCTACGAAAAGCAGATAGAGGTATTGAACGAGACTCACGCAGATGAGCTTCTAAAAAGGGACAAGCTTCTTGACCAATATAACGAAACTGTCAAAAAGATAGAAGATGAATGGAAGCTTGGCAAGCTTAAGTTATCAAAAGAACAACAAGAAGGCATAAAGAAATTTGTCTTAGAATCGAAAGGAAATCCAGATGAGATTAAAAAGAAAATTGAAGACGCTTTTGGTTTTACTTACACTGACTAGTTTTGCTCTCCCTGCGATAGCTCAACCGAAGGGTAAGTATACAATGCTACAACCCGGCGAACCAGCTCCATTTAGGGCATGGTGTTTCGATGACGTCGCAGCCGGATCTATCTTTACTGCTTTAGAGCATGCTAAAAAAACCTGTGATCTAGAAGTTAAGAAGCAGCTAGACTTGCAGAAAGCCAAGCTTGACCTAGAAATAGGAAAACTAAGCGTAAGATATGATACACTAAAGAAGCAGAACAATGAGCTTTTGCTCTTGAAAAATCAGGAAATAAAGGAGCTAGAAGAAGCAGCGCTAAAAAGGCCTAATCAATATTGGCATTGGTGGGCTCTCGGTGGATTCAGTGCTGGGGTAATAACAGCGGCTGCTATCTTTTTGTCGATTGAATGAGTGATAAAGATTTTGATTACATAGTAAAAGTTGAGAGAGCAATAAAAGAAAAGTATGGAGAAGAAGCAATCCAGAACCCTAGAAAGTTCTGGAACAAAGAGAAAGAAGAACGATACCTTAAAGACTTGAAAGAGTTTTATAACAGGGAAACTGAAAGCGATTCCAAAGATAAGGTTGGCGAAATTTACGTTTCCAGAAAGTTGCTCGAAAGAAAGTCAAATAGAAAATGCCCTGTCTGTGGGAAGTACTCTTTTGAGGGTAAAGATGATCTTTACATGAATAAGTTTTCTTGTTGTTTTGACTGTTACATTCAATATGTTGAGGGCAGAGAGGAGCGTTGGTCTTCGGGTTGGCGCCCGGACAAGAATACTATGGCAATTATGAAATAGCAAGACTATTTATATTTATAAAAGTGAGGTTTTTTAAATGGCTACTACATTAGAGATTATTAACGGCATTTCGCAAGTTCTTGCGAACAATTATGATGGCGCTACCGACTCAGACGGTGAGCCAATAAAGGCAGGTCTAAAGAGAGAAGAGGGCAATCCCTTGATTGACTCCAGAGTGATGGATGGTTTCTCTGTAAGATTCGGAGGAAACAATCTTATAGTTTCATATCAGGCAGATATCAAGCTCAAGGATCTGCACAACAGCAATTTCGAGTCTGACATAGATTCTATGATCGGTGATGTTGTCAAGTTCTTGAAAAAGGAATACAAAAAGCTTACAGGAAGCTCTCTTACTTTGTCTGCTGTGGACGAGATAGAGGTATTCGCAACAAGAGTATCTAGAATAAGAAGTACTGTAACAGCAAAGAAGACATTCAAGATCGGTGGTGCAGATTCAGATGACAATGCTGAAGAGAGCCAGGATCGCTTGGAAGATTCTTTTAAGAAGTTTCTTGAGCTTGGTAGTGACGGAAAGAATCCGCAAAACTCAAAAGCAAAGAGCGACAACTACAAGCAGTTCGACCCGTTCAACATGGTATCAGGACAAAGAAACTCAGACTTGAAATAATAATGTCTTTTAAATTATCCAAAAAAGAGACAATGAAAGAGATTCTCAAGTGTGGTAAGGATCCTGTATATTTCATAAACAACTATGCAAGAATAACACACCCACAAAGAGGATTGATACCTTTCCACCTTTATGACTTTCAGGAAGACTTAGTAAACGATTTCACCGATCATCGTTTCAACATAATCCTTAAGGCACGCCAGCTAGGTATATCTACCATATCTGCAGCTTATGTTGTTTGGCTGATGCTTTTTCACAGAGAAAAGAATGTTTTGGTTATCGCAACCAAGTTTGGCACAGCTTCAAACTTAGTAAAAAAGGTCAAGAACATACTAAAGAATATTCCCGAGTGGCTGCAGATAGCTACAGTTACGATAGACAACAGAACCTCATTTGAGTTGTCTAATGGATCACAAATAAAAGCATCTTCCACTTCTGGTGACGCAGGTCGTTCAGAGGCGTTGTCCCTTCTCGTTATTGATGAGGCTGCTCACGTTGATGGCCTAGACGAGTTGTGGATGGGTCTATATCCTACTCTGTCTACTGGTGGTCGCTGCATTGCGTTGTCTACTCCTAACGGCGTGGGTAACTGGTTTCACAAGATTTATACAGAAGCAGAGCAAAAGACAAACGACTTTTACGCCACAAAGCTTCCGTGGGACAGGCACCCAGACAGAGATGAGGAGTGGTTTGAAAAAGAGACAAGAAACATGTCCCGCCGCGAGATCGCTCAAGAGCTTGAGTGTAACTTTAACATGTCGGGTGAAACTGTATTTCATGGAGATCACATAGCTGAAATACAAGAAATGGTCTTAGAGCCAAAATATAGGACAGGGTTTGACAGGAATTATTGGATATGGAAAGAGTACGATCCTAGCAAAGACTATATGATTTCTGCAGATGTTGCTCGTGGAGATGGTAGAGATTATTCTGTGTTTCATGTCTTCAATCTAGCAGAGATGGAAATCGTAGCAGAATACCAGGGTAAGGTCACTCCTGATGTGTTTTCTGATATGCTTTCCAATGCAGGAAGAGAGTATGGCAACTGTATGCTTGTAGTGGAGAACAACTCCGTAGGTTATTCAGTGTTGGAGAAGCTAAGAGAAAGAAACTACCCTAATATCTACCACTCAATAAAATCAACTCACGAATACGTAGATCAGATTCAGGCAGAGTCTAGATCGAACGCTGTTGCTGGCTTTACGACTTCTTCTAAGACTAGACCATTAGTTATAGCGAAGATGGAGGAATTCGTAAGAAACAAACTAATTAAAGTATATTCCTCTCGTCTTCTAAACGAAATGAAGACATTCATATGGAATAATGGAAAACCAGAAGCAATGAGAAGCTATAATGACGATTTAGTTATGGCGTGCTCAATAGGTTGCTGGATAAGGGACACGGCTTTGGTAGAGAATCAGAGAAACGTAGAGTACAAGAGGGCTTGTTTAGACTCGATGATATTAACAAATTCTAGACTAGATACTACGATGCCTGGTCAAAATGACTATAAAAGAAACAGTATATTTGATAAAATACAAAAGACAAAGTCTAATTATGAGCAATTTCCGTGGCTCTTTAAGGGATAAAAAACAATGGCTAAAAAGAATCGAAACACGCAAAATCCAAGAAATCCTGAGAACGCACTCTTTAAGAAGTTAACAAAGCTTCTTTCTGGTCCGCTCGTCACACACAGGACCCAGACCGCAAGAAGACTCCGACGAAGACAGCTGGACAAATACGCCCGTCGTTTTCGATCTGCAAGTGGCCAACAATTCAAAAAGACAGAGTACAATCCTTTTGACAATCTCATGGCGACAGTCATGCAGAATCAGAACAGGCTTGAAAGATATGTAGATTTTGATCAGATGGAATACACCCCAGAGATAGCCTCCGCGCTTGATATATATGCTGACGAAATGACAACATCGTCCAACCTACAGCCTCTGCTTACTATTGATTGCCCTAACGACGAAATCAAGCACATCTTAGATTCTCTCTATCACAATATAATGAATCTAGAGTTCAACCTATTTGGTTGGTGCAGAACAATGTGCAAGTATGGAGACTTCTTTCTCTATCTGGACATTGACGAAACAATAGGTGTTCAGAGCGTAATAGGATTACCAACGCAAGAAATTGAAAGACTAGAGGGCGAAGATAAGACAAATCCAAACTATGTTCAGTATCAGTGGAACTCCGGAGGGATAACATTTGAAAACTGGCAGATGGCACACTTCAGAATATTGGGGAACGACAAGCATGCACCATACGGAACTTCTGCCTTGGAGCCTGCCAGAAGAATCTGGCGACAGCTAACTTTGCTCGAAGATGCTATGATGGCGTACCGCATTGTTCGTTCTCCAGAAAGAAGAGTGTTTTATATTGATGTCGGCGCAATCCCTCCACAGGATGTCGAGCAGTACATGCAAAAGGTCATGACGCAGATGAAGAGAAATCAGGTTGTTGATCCTTCAACTGGACGAGTGGACTTGAGATATAATCCAATGTCAGTGGATGAAGATTATTTTATTCCCGTCAGAGGTCAGGCTTCCTCAAAGGTCGAGAGTTTGCCAGGTGGTACATATACCGGAGACATCGATGATGTTAAGTATCTAAGAGACAAGCTATTCTCAGCACTCAAGATCCCGCCGTCTTATCTTTCTCAAATAGAGGGTGCTGAAGAGGACAAGACAACCCTGGCGCAAAAGGATATAAGGTTTGCAAGAACCATACAAAGACTTCAGAGATCGGTAATCACAGAGCTTGAAAAGATCGGAATTGTTCACTTGTATGTTTTGGGATTCAGAGGAGAAGACTTGACCTCATTTGGTCTTAAGCTTTCTAACCCATCTAAGATCGCTGAATTGCAAGAGCTGGAGCACTGGAAAGTTAAGTTCGACACAGCCTCTGCAGCAACCGAAGGATTCTTCAGCAAGAGATGGATTGCCACAAAGCTCTTTAACTTGTCAGAAGAGGAGTTTATGAGAAACCATAGAGAAATGTTCTATGATAGAAAGTTTGAAGCAGCACTAGAATCTTCAGCAGAAGCAGAACAGGCAGCACTCACTCCCGCCGCAGAAGGCGGCGACTTAGGTGGTGGTGACGCAGGCGGTGATTTAGGTGGAGACCTC